ATAAAGATGAACGAAATATCGGACATCTGATATTAAAAATTATATCTATATGTTAGGAGGTGAATTTATGTACCCAAACCTTAACGCGGAAATGGCCAGACAGGGGTGGACTCGAAAAGATTTAGCAAATAAAACAGGCATTCGATATCAAACATTGAATGAAAAGCTAAATGGTAAGCGTCCTTTTACATTCCCTGAAACGGTCAAAATAAAGAAGGCTTTATCGACGGAACTACCACTTGAGCAAATTTTTTTAATCTAAATATCCGAAATATAAAGCAAGTGAGTAACGCCAGAAAGGACTAAAAATTAAATAGAAAAATAAAAGCCACTAATAACGTTAGTAGCAGTAGAGAGGAGGAGCTATGAATCTAGAGAAAGAGTGTATCCCAAAAGAACACAAAGAACTAACACTAGCAGCTAGACCATTAGTAGATTGGATAAGAAAAAACGGCACACCGCATACGACGATATTGGTAACAGATACTTTTGTAAATGTTTGTAATACCGAAATTGGTGTGCCGATAGATGATTAGTCATTTAATTTTACGTTGTGGTTTATGGACTAAATACTGATGCACAAATCTTCCTTTTGAAGATGCATTCAAAAAAGATTGGAATAAACCTTCACTACAGCCGAAGTATTGGTATACGGAACCATTTTTGAACCGCACTTGAATGATGCCATCTTCATACCCAATAGCGGAAACATTTGAAGATGATACATTTATCATTTCCACAATAATCACCTCCTTTCAAGGTGATTATATCAAAAGTATTTATTGTGTCGAAAGGAGATTATCATGACAGAAAATACAATACTGAATACTGATATGTTTACAAAAATAGTTATTAAAAACGAAGACGACGATACAGTAGTCGCCGTTATTACTGCTGATGATGTTGAACCGGCGCCGCATTATATTGCTGTATTAACTCCTAAGTATAAGTAGCCTTTTTAGTGAATGAAATATTGATAAGGAGGGCTCAATGGATAGAAGCAAGCTATGTATCACTGTTGATGAAGCTGCTGAGTTGGCTAGTGTAGCACCAGCTGTGATTCGCCAATGGGCGGAAGACTTTGATTTTCCGTCAATGAAAATCGGACAGCGTGGTGGTAAACGCTTAATTCATTTAGATTCGTTTAATGCCTGGCTAGCGAAACGATGCCAGGCAAGAATAGGAGAGTGAAAGATGAATAAATTTATCATGATAGCGTCCCTTATAATGTTCGGGTTGCTAGAGGGTTCAGATGTACAAGGCTTTGTCATACCTGATCTAGTAATGGCCATAGGGATATTATGGGCGAGCGCCATGTTGCTATATGTAGTTAAACATGGAGGTGAATAATGGAACCATTAATGCAAGCATTATTTTTGGCTGTATTCATGCTGGTTAGTTGCATGGTGTTTGTTTCTCTGTTTGTATTGTTGCCCTTTTGGTTCTAGGAGGTGATATATGAAGCGTGTTAATTGTTTAAAATGTGGCGTACGGATTATCCCATATACCTATAGCTATATATTCGATGAAGTAAATCGAAAAGCTATTAGGGTGTGTAAGAGATGCCATGACGAACACATTAAAAATAAATGTAAAAAAGCCCGTACTCACGGCAATGAGATACGAGCTCTAGTTAAATAACCAAGTTAATTGTAACACATTAAGTCGTTACTAAAAAGGAGGTATTATGCCTGAACTTGTAGCAAAGAAAAAATCAAAACCAGCTATAAATACATTTGATTTTAGCTTCTTTGAAAAACATAACGGTAAACATGATAGAGCTATGAAAGTTGCTATTGTTACATGTAAGAGCTATATCAAATTATCAATGATGGCCTATCGGGAAATTAAAGGCCCAGAGTATTTCAAGGTCGGTATTGATATTAACAACAGAGTAATATGTGTATCCCCTGCAGTGGAGACCGAACCATTTGTGATTAAACCGACGGCGAGTCAGATTGAACGCAGATGCATTTTTATTACTCAAAAGCGAGCTGTCATTGATAAGTTGATAAAACTAGGAATGCCAAAAGTTGTAGAAGGTCAACTAGTTGATGGAGAACTAATATTTCGATTCTAAAGGAGAATAAATCATGGAAAATCAAAATATCTTAACTATTAAATTTAATACATTGGATGATCTAGCAGTGCAAGTAGCAGATTGGAATGAACGATTAAATCATCAATGCCAAGGCCAATGTATGTCGGAAAAGCCAATTGTTAAAGTAACGTCAGGCACCAGTCTTGAACTAGCAGAGAGTAAACTCGAGGATACATTCAAGAAAGCAATTCAAAAGGGGAGTAAGAAGATTGCAGAAGGTATCAATCAACTTGAAGCTGAAGGTTGTAAAGTGAAAATCTTAGAAAATGAAGTGACAGCGCCTGCAGACGATGTTCCTGTAACAGATTTCGAAGGTAAGCCAACAAAAACTAAAAAAGAAGAAAAGGTTGAGCCGGTAACAGAATCGGTTGTAGAACCTGCTCCTGCTGAAACACCAACTGAAGAACCAGCTACTATTGAAACGCCGGAACAGGATGCAGTATTAGATGTAACTGATGAACCGGTAGATAAAAAAGCATTCTATAAAGAATTCCGTGAATGGATGGGTGAGGACGGCGTAAAAGCAAAAAAAGCACTTGCAATTTTTGGCAAGCATGGTGTTACTCGTCCATCTAGTGACTCATTAACAGATGATCTTATCACTGATTTGAAATCTATCATGGCAGGGGAGGAATAATATGTCTAAGCAACAATTTAAAGCACAAGCTGATATCTGTAAAAAGGCATTGGATACATTACATAAAGCAATTGAACTTGACCCTGTTAATGTCGAGGAATACGAAGCTGGTATCGCGTATACCGAGGGTGTCATGAAAGCATCCAATGCTATTGTAAAGGCTTGTGAAATCGTAGAACCTACTAAAAAGCAAAAGGAAGAGCCTAAAGCGGAGGAAGCTGAAACTAAAAGCAAGAAAGTAAAGACTACGGCTAAAAAGTCTAAGCCTAAAGAAGAACCAAAGCCAGTGATAGAAGTAGAGCCTGCACCTGTTGAAGAGAAGGAAGCAGAAGACCTATTCGCTATGTTTGGTGATTAAAGGGGGTATTCACTGTGGAGATTGTATCCAGTACCTATATTCACAAAATGTTCGATAGTGTAATTCTAGAGGCTCCTTACGGTGCGGAATATACAACTATACACCATATCGATTGTGGATTTACGTTTGGAGGCAGCTGGCAACGTAGATATTCATATCAGAATGGATATGTTACTGGCTCAAAATACTATACCTGTCCAAATTGTCGAGCTTCTTCTAATCCTTATGATCATAAAATTTACTTCTCTATAAATGATGAGAGCGTATATCCTGTATCGGCTTATGTCGAGGTTATCAATTACAAGCATTTTCTGGATTTGAAGATTCGATATCAAGCTATCCAGCTTTTCTTTGATGGCAAAAAAAATGACTTAGGGATGTGTACAGAAACATTGCGATTCGACTTCAAGAAACGTAAGGCAACATTTATTGATAGATTTAGAATCCATCATGAACTGACTGTTGACTATATTCGTGAGAACGAGATTATGCCGGTACTGAAGTTCTTTGGCGATTCATACGCCATGACAGATTTTAACCGGAAGTATTTAAACAAAACATTCAAGGCGTTACGGCTAATGTTTGAAAAACGATTGAAGGAAACTTACGGATATGGAACAAAGGATGTATATGTAGCACCAGGTGCTACGGAAGAAAACGGCTACCATTTTACGATGCTACTCAATATGATTCTGAAGCTATCGGCACCTGATATGCCTAGCATTGTTAGCTTGATGAAACAATATGTATATTGGACTAATGCTTACTGCTTATATCGATATACAAATATCCCTTTTGAAGATGATGTGTTAGTGGCTACAAGAAAAGGTATGAATTTTCAAGCAGCGCTTAGACAATCATATAAGGCTCCTAACAGTAGAGCCTTGCGGAAGCGTATGGTTGATGATCCATTAAGCGTATATATGTCTGATGTCCTAAATCTCTTTAGTGACGAAAATTGCAGGCGCACTATTCTTACATTAAAGCGTACTAGAGCTGATGACACAGATCCATATGTTGGTAAGGCTCACAATGCTAATGATATACGTAAGGCGATGAGATTAAAAAGTCCACATGCAATGTTTATGTGGCAACAATTAATTAACCGGTGCGGTGAACCTACCATATTACGTTGGCTATTAGGTGAGGACATTCGTGTTATAGAAGATTGTGTGGATATGCACGCCAAACTCGAGCCCAAATATCAAGAGGCATTATGGAAGAAACGATTCAAGTTGAAGAACTTCCATGACGAAGTAATCAACATATTCAACAAGCAGGAATATGGAGATGTAATATTACCTGCTCAACCTCAATTACAAGCTGATATGAATGGGATGCACTTTATGGTGCCAAAGACTGCAGCTGATTTAATGACATATGGAAAGCGATTGAAGAACTGTGTAGGTTCATATCGTGACCGTGTCATTCAAGGGCAAGCAGCAATTGTGGTTGTCACGGATGATGACATGAATCCTATTGCATGCCTAGAGTTAGCCACTGGTAATAAGGTTAAAAAGGGTCAACCTAAATTTAATCATCTAGTGCAAGCGAAGTTATTCGCGAATGCACAACTAAAAAAAGACAATAAAATTCACTCTACAGTGATGAAATGGGCCAATCGTTTAAAGATTGAACCTCACACTATTGATGTGGACGCTAATGTTGTATAGGAGATCACTATGAAACTCACAAAATTAGAATTACTAAATTTTAAAGGTTTGAAAGCCTTTACTATAAATTTCAACGGTGATGTTATTATCCGCGGGGATAATGCTACCGGCAAGACGACTGTATTTGACTCCGTATGTTGGTTGCTATTTGGCAAAGATAGCCTGGATAGGGCTGATTTTGAAATCAAAACATTGGATAGGGGCGAACCTATCCATAAAGTTAATCATGAAGTAACAGGAACCTTTACATTAGATGAAGGTGGTACTGTTGAGCTTAAACGTGTCTATCGTGAAAAGTATTCATCCCCTCGTGGTGGTGAAGTCACTATGACAGGTCATACGACAGACTACTTTGTTGATGGCGTTCCTAAAAAAGAAAAGGAATATAAGGAAATTGTAAATTCATTAGTTGATGAAAATATTTTCAAATTAATTACTAATCCGTTGTATTTCAACGAAACATATTCCTGGCAGAACCGCAGAAAGCTATTACTTGAGATGTGCGGAGATATATCAGATGAGGATGTTATTGCAGAATATAGTGAACTAAAAGCATTAACTGATATCTTATCAGGTCATAGTGTAGACGATCATCGAAAGGTAGTAGCGGCTAAGAAAGCCGCCATCAATAAAGAGCTGGATATGATTCCAGTTCGAATTGATGAGGCCTTGCGTGGTAAGCCTACCATTGATACTCCTCGAGACGTTCTTATTCAGGAGATTAGCTTAGCAACTACAACGCTAGAAACTCTAGAGGCAGACAAAGCATTATTAGTGAATGGACATGCGGTTGTTGATACTAGAGCGGAGCTTAGAGATGTACAGCGTCAATTGATGGCTCGTGAAAGTGAACTGCAGATGGAATATAAAAAACAATCTGCATTGAAGTCGAATGAATACAATATGGTTATTTCTGAACTTAACAATCTATCTTCTAAGGTTGAGAGCACCAAGCATCGCCTTGATACATCAAATAGGGATATTCAACGTATCGAGAGTGTTATTGACGAGCTGATGCATCAACGTCAGCAGGTCAACGAGGATGCATTTGTAATGGATATCGATGAGGCTTGCCCGACCTGCGGACAAAAACTTCCTGCAGAGCAAATTCAAGCCGCACGTGAAAAAGCTGAAACGAAGTTTAACCTTAGAAAATCTAAGCAATTAGAAGAACTTAATCAGTCTATTGAACTGAAGCAACAAGACATTGAGAATATTAAAAAACGAGATGCCGGCTTAGAGCCTGTTGAAACTTTAGAGGCTCTTATTAAGGCGAAAGAACTTGTTAAACAAACCATAACTGATGAAATTGGACAGCTAACAGCTCCAGTGCTTGATGATGATTCTATATATGCTGATTTAAAAGCAGAAGAGTTTATGTTGCAGATGAAACTCGATGAATCTAACACTGATCACTCTGAAGAAATTGCAGACATAGACAAACGTATTGCTGCAACGAAAGAACACCGCATTAACCTTGAAACTGAATTGAATAAATACGAAGAGGCTAAACGGATTGATACTCGTGTAGCAGAGCTAGAAAGTCAACAGGCTGAATTAGCAGCAGAAAAATCAAAGCTCGATGAAGCCTCTTATCTGATGGATGAATTCGTTAAGGCCAAGGTCAATATGCTGGAAGATGTTATTAACTCGAGATTCAAACTAGCACGATTCAAGATGTTTAATGTTATGTTGAACGGCAACGTTGAGGAATGTTGCGAAACCACCTATAAAGGGGTTCCGTATCGCAGCATGAATAACGCTGCACGGATTAATATAGGTCTTGATATCATCAACGCATTAACTAGCTTTTTCAAAGTAAACGCTCCGGTGTTTATTGATAACGCTGAAGCGGTGACTGAGTTTGTTCCTGTTAACAGCCAAACAATTAAGCTCATTGTTGATGAATCAGAACCACAACTAGTGGTTAAGGAGGTGTGAGTATGACTGACTTACAAATTTTTAATAATGATAGATTTGGACAAGTTCGGATTATTCCGGTAGATGGTGAATTAATGTTTGTCGCTAAGGATGTATGTGATTGTTTAGAAATTACAAAGCACCGAGATGCAATCAGTCGACTAGATTCTGATGAAAGGGGGTCGGTTAAACTGGACACCCCTGGAGGGAAACAAGATATTGCGGCTATTAACGAATATGGGCTATATAGCCTGGTGCTTTCAAGTCGAAAACCTGAAGCCAAAGAATTCAAGCGTTGGATTACGCATGATGTAATCCCAGCTATTAGAAAAACCGGTTCTTATTCTATGGTGATTCCGCAGACATTGCCTGAAGCCCTTAGAGCATATGCTGATGAGGTAGAATCACATAATGCAACGAAAGCAATTGTAGCACAACAAGAACAGCAGATTGCGGAGTTTAAACCGGTTAAGGATTACGTAGATAAAATTCTCTCAAGTAAATCCTGTTTAGCGATTACTCAAATTGCAGCTGACTATGGCCTTAGTGCTCAAGAGTTAAATAAAATTTTGCATGAAGCTGGGCTACAACGTAAGGTCGGTGATCAATGGATTCTGTACAAGCAACATATGGCGAAAGGTTTTACCAAATCAGAAACCTTTACATTCTGCAGAAGTGATGGTCGCCTAGATTCAAAAATCACGACTAAGTGGACACAAAAAGGCCGCTTAGAAATTCATAGTATCTTAACTAAATTAAACATTCACGCTGTATGTGAAGACGTAGCATAGGAGGCACACAATGGCAAATGAAGTAGTAACAAGAAGCAATACTAATCTACCCGGTTTTCAATCTGCAGAGGGGTTTGAATTGCTACAACGGCAAGCAAAAATGTTTACACATTCCACGCTAGTTCCGCAACAATTCCAGGGGGAACAGAATATGGGGAACGCTATTATCGCCTTAGAAATGGCAACCCGAATGAACGCTAGTCCATTAATGGTGATGCAAAACTTATATATCGTATATGGTAATC